TAAACCAATAAGTATGAAAGCGACAGAAATCCTTAATAATGTCAAAGAGCTTTTAAATCTTTCTAAAGAAGAGATAAAAGTTGAAGACATTGCAGTTGAAGAGTCGGTAGAGTTATCTACAGAGGAAGTAACTGAAGAAGTAAAAGAGGAAGTAGAAGAAGTTGTACTTGCTGAAGAGCCTAAAGAAGAGGTTGTAATCGAGGAGGAAGTTGAAGCTCCTGCTATGAGTTACGCTACTTCTGAAGAATTATCAGCAGTAAAAGCAGAACTACTTTCTATGATTAAAGCATTAATCGAAGATAAACCAATGGGAGAAGCTAAAGAAGTTCCTCAAGAGTTATCTAAACAAGAAGAAGTTGAATTATCTGAAAATGTAGAAGAAGTTGTACATTCTCCAGAGGCTCAAATCGAAAAGAAAAAAAGTTTATTATCAAACCCAAACAAATCTATGACTATCGAAGATAGAGTTAATAGAATGTTATTCAATTAAAAATTATATAAAATGGCTACTACTACAGACATCGTAAACTCAAGTTACGCAGGAGAATCGGCAGGAAAATACATTTCTGCAGCTCTATTATCAGGTAACACTATTGCAAATGGTGGATTAACTATCCGACCAAACGTAAAATTTAAAGAAGTTGTTAAGAGATTGGAATTAGATGGAATCACTAAAAATGGTTCTTGTGATTTCAATGACACTTCAACTTTAACTTTAACTGAAAGAATTCTTGAACCAAAGGAATTACAAGTTAATTTAGAACTATGTAAGCAAGATTTCCGTTCTGATTGGGAAGCAATCTCAATGGGATATTCTGCATTTGACAACTTACCATCTTCTTTCCAAGACTACTTAATCTCTTATGTTGCTGCTAAAGTAGCACAAAAGAATGAGCAGAACTTATGGGCAGGAGTAGATGGAGAAGGTTCATTTGATGGTTTCTCTACTTTATTAGCTGCTGATGCTGATTTACCAGTTGCACAAGCTATTACAGGAACTACTGTAACTGCTACTAACGTAGTAGATGAATTAGGAAAAGTAGTAGATGCAATTCCTTCTGCTTTATATGGTAGAGATGATTTATTCATCTATGTTTCTCAAAACATCTTTAGAGCTTACAAGAGAGCTTTAGGAGGATTCCAAGCTAACGGACAAGGTGCTGCAGGTGTAGGTTCTCAAGGAAACAACCAAGACATCAACATCTTATACTTTGATGGTGTAAAAATCTTTATGGCTAATGGATTAGCAGCAAATACTGCTATCGCAACTACTAAAGATAACTTACAATTTGGAACAGGTTTATTATCAGACCACCAAGAAGTAAAAGTATTAGATATGGCTGACTTAGATGGTTCTCAAAATGTAAGAATCATAATGAGATTTACGGCAGGTGTACAATACGGAGTTGTTGAAGACATCGTAACTTACGGAATCTAAGATTCAAAATAAATAAACAGAAAGAGGGTGGGTAATTACTGCCTACCCTTTTTTTATAACTAATAATTAAAAAATAAACTATGTGTGATTTTATAACAGGAGGTAGAACAGAACCTTGTAAGGACTCTGTAGGTGGTATTGATTCTGTTTATTTTTTGGATAGAGATAGTATAGAAAGTTTTACTATTGATTCCAATGGTATCCTTACAGATGTTGTGTCAGTAGGAGTTACAGACCCAACTGTTTTCAAATATCAAGTTAGAGGAAATTCAACTTATACAGAAAACATTCAATCAAGTAGAGAAAATGGTACTACTGTATTTGAACAAGTACTTGAATTAACATTTAAGAAATTGACAAAGGAAGACCATTTAGACGTAAAAAAACTTGCTTTTAGTAGACCTTACATTATCATAGTAGATAATAACGAAAATGCTTTTCTTGCAGGTGCTGAATTTGGTATAGATGTAACAGGAGGTACTATAGTTACGGGAGGTGCTATGGCTGATATGAGTGGTTACACTCTAACTTTTACAGGTATGGAAAAAGCTCCTGCTAATTTTGTATTTGCTACTGCAGGACAGGAGGCTCAAGACAACATTTTTGATTTAGGTCTTATAATATCAATAAATTAAATAATTAAAAAATAAATACTATGTGTGATTTTATAACAGGAGGTAGAACAGAACCTTGTAAAGATAGTGTTGGAGGAATAAAAGCAGTTTACTTTGTGGATTTTGGAGACATAACCAGTATAGCATACGGTTCTACAGATTCAATTAATTCTGTAGGTGGTTCTCCAAATGCATACAAATACGAAGTTAGAGGAAATTCTACCTATACAGAGAACATTCAATCAAGTAGAGAGAATGGAACTACTGCTTTTGAGCAAGTGTTAGAGTTGACACTTAAAAAACTAACCAAAGAAGACCATAAAGCAATTAAATTGTTATCTTTTAACAGACCTCATATTATCATAGAGGATAATAACGGAAACGCTTTTCTTTCAGGTTTAAAGTACGGAATGGATGTAACAGGAGGTACTGTAGTAACAGGAGGTGCTATGGCTGATATGAGTGGATATACTTTGACTTTTACAGGTATGGAAAAAGAACCTGCTAACTTTATTAGCGTTGTTGCTGATGGAAATACTGCCGTACAGAATATTACTGCTGCAGGATTTATTATTGTTCCTACGATCGCAGAATGAACGAAACCACATTTG